TTCCAATCGATTGGGCACGGGTCGTGGTTGAAGTGGAACTCAGCATCGAGTTCAGCATAGAGCTTCGGCGGGGTTAACCATTTGTCTCCCTTGCTTTTCGGGTAGTAGGAGGCCATCATACCTACTCATGAGATTTTAATTTGTTATTCGAATAACAAATTGTGATTTTACACGAAGGAATACAAACCTCCGAAGACGGGTGAGGAGTGAGGAGTGAGGAGTGGTTTTGACTACTCCGTAATTATTGCAATATTTTTTTTTATTTTCAAAATTAAATTTTTTTCACGATTTTTTTTGAAAAAAATATTTTTTTTTGTGTTTTCCCAGCGAGTTCAAAACCCACTCCTCACTCCTCACCCCTCACCTCTCCCCACTCCTCTATTCTCTTCTTTTTTGTACCTTATATTCTACTTGGAAATTGAAGGAATAATAATAGAAAAGTCAAAGTGACGTCGTTCTCCAAATTTGGAATGTTTGTTTGAGATACCCAAGATACCCCTCTTCTTGACGAGGAGGGAGAGTCGACACCCCAACTTCCTCGAATCTATGTCGAGCTTGACCCCGTGGTTGCTACAGTACTCACGAAAGGAGCTGAGTTGATCTTGTGCGGACCACCGGAGTTCGGTTTCTTGTCGGTTTTCATGATATTCTTCGATGACATATTCAAGCCAATCGGATACCACGTCCGAGTTGCTATGTGCGATTTCCATTTGGTATTCGGTCTTGGGTATGTTTCTACCTTTGGTTGAGTTGAACTCTTGTATATTTCGATTCATAAAGAACTGGAACAACCACGTCAAGACGTCTTCGTTTTCGAGGCAGGTGTACAAGCGGGTAAAGTACACCCCGTCACCGATTTTCTCGTCCGAACACCGTACAATCAGTTTACGACGGTCCCCATCGCTGGTTTGAATGGGGTTGTAATCCTTGTTGGTAAAATTGATGAACCGATGCATGGAGCGCAAGGGGTAGTTCTCCTTCCCTTTACCCTGAATGGACACGGACGAATCCGTGATGAGGTCTTTAATGACACCGTCGTACTGACGCAATTCAACTGCGCTAAGTTCGTTCAGGACAACGACCATACAATGGGCGAGAGACCCGTTGAATTTCCCAAACACCTCATCGGCTTTCGAGGTGACCAAGACGGAGCGTTTCGCCATGAGCTTTTCCAAAAGGATGGCGACTGTGTTTTTACCAGCACCTTCTTCAGAGGCAAATGTGGGCATCGTAGTCTTAACGTGGGGGTATTGGAATGTTTGGGCAATCCAATCCAATAGATACTCGTGCACCTGTTCTTCGTTACCACATACGATAAACAAATGATGTAAAACAAGGTACGCCATCTCCATGGTCTCGGTCGTCATGTCGACTTCCCGACCTTCAAAAGGGTACGGTTTCCATAGGTTAAATACATCCTTGGGACATTCCTCACTGGGGGAAAAGATGTCGGCACGAGTGTAGACACGCATCTCGGGGTCGTACCACCAACGGTCGATAAACCGGACAAACTGGATACCCATATGCGAGTATCGTTGTTTCAGGTCCATCGGGCTTAGGAATTCGTATTGGTCTAACGAGGTCTTGTAGAGAATGGCCGTAGGTTCTTTAATTTTACAGTGTTTCTGTTCAAAAACATATTTCCATTCAAGATAATCTTCCGTCTCATCTTCTTCCCCGACCTCCTTGTCGATAAGACGATTCACACGTCGACGTTCTTTTTCCTTGTCTGCGATAACCTTCCGTTCCTTTTTGGTGATAAAGTTATCCGGTACCAGGAAACCCTCATTCATCTCCTTGACGTCCATCTTAAAGACCATATTTGGGTAGGTGATTTGAACCTCGGTTTCGATATCTTTAAACAGCTCGACAATTTCATCGGGGGAGAACGTATCCTCAATCATGCAACCATCATAAGCGAGATTACATACCTTTCCGTTGTGTTTCACCACTGTCTTTTCTACCATGGAAAGAAGCTCGTTCTCGTGGTGACACAGGAGGCGATTCAAGGCAGACCCCTTCATGTTCCACGCAGACTGGTCCTTACGCTTCTTGGATTTATCGGCTTGAGCCAAATACTGCGGGTAGAACTTGGATAGAGCCTCGGTAATCTTCTTGCATTGTTGATGGTAGTCGTATAACCAATCAGGGTCGTCTTCGGTTTGTTGAAACAGACCGTCATCACGATTGATGGCACGGAGCAACATTTTCTTGGCTCCATCACGAGACAAACCACGTCCCTCTTTCAATTCACCAATCATCTTGTCACGCTGGTTGACATACATCTCAATCAAATCGCATTGGATTCCGTGGTGTTTGCACAGCCACAATAAGATGCACGGATGCGCGTTCTTCATGTCGATATCGATACAACCCCGGGTGATGGTGTGACGGATGGGTCGAGCCATGTTGGTCAAGCTAAAATCACGGGAGAAGCGTCGTCCGTCATCGTCGATTTGATAATAAGATACCGGAACTTCACCCTCGAACATGAGAGCCCTCTTGTGGTATTTGCGCAATAAGTCCACCTGACCGTCTCCACCAATCAGATGACCCTTCACGTAGGACTTACCCAAGTTCACCTTATCCGCGTTCTCGATACACCATTCCAACTTGCGCATGTCAATCCGGTCGACGTATTCCATCTTTGTTTATTGTAATGTCTTTAGATTAAAAAAAAATTTTTGTTTCATTTTTATAAACAAATTCGCTCCCCTATCTAAAATCGCTCCCCCTGAGCAGGAGCGATTTTAATTAAATAATAATAATAATAAAATATTGTCTAAAGCCATTGTAATAAACAGAAAAGAATGGGACGAACCTATTCAGAGCATTCGTACAAGCTAATTCAAAAATGGTTAAAGAATGAGTACGCGGTTAACCCCGACTTCCGTCAAAAGCAGATTGATAAAGCATCGATGTATCAATACAAGACACGGTACCGTAAATTGATTGATATCACCATTCTAGAAAACTACGCCCGTTCTTATTTACTTCAATTTCCAAGTAGAATATAAGGTACAATAGAATAGAATAGAGGAGTGGAGAGAGGTGAGGAGTGAGGAGTGAGGAGTGGGTTTTGAACTCGTTGGGAAAACACAAAAAAAATATTTTTTTTGAAAAAAATCGTGAAAAAAATTTAATTTTGAAAATAAAAAAAAATATTGCAATAATTACGGAGTAGTCAAAACCACTCCTCACCCCTCACTCCTCACCCGTCTTCGGAGGTTTGTCTTGATGGGTCTGGATTGTCGACGAGTTGAGAGGGGATGGAAATATACCGGCTTAAATATAATCTTTATATATAATAAAATGGAACGAACGCGGGATAACAAGAAGTACTACCAGCAACATGAGAAAGCCTTGGAGGAGGTTATAAACCTAGTCCACCGACTCGCCCCCATTAACATGAAAGAACAAGTACGGAACGACGTACGTTATCGCAACGGGCTCATGTGGATTTTGCTCGAAACATGGACGAAGAATCAAGGGAAAAACCCCCCTATGTATAAAAAGATTTAAATATAATCTTTTATATATGATAAAATGGGACGAACTGCGGATTATAACAAGATGTACTACCAGCAAAATAAGGAAGACTTGAAGGAGCGTAATAAGCTGATTCAGCGAACCAAGTACCAGGATGAAACCGAACGCCAAAAAATCCTGGAGCGCAATCGACAAAGGTACAGTGAACGGAAGGCTGCTTATATCGCATTTAAGCACGCGTTAACCTAGTCTTCGGAGGAGGAGGCCGTCTAACCAAGGTACGTGTAAAACACAATTCGTTATTCGGAATAACAAATTAATTATTTCAATTCATTTACAACAAACTTTTTCAAAAAACGAGAGGGACATTTACCCATGAACTTGGTTCGTTCTTTCTTTGACATACCTTTAACCATTTCTGCAAATTCATATACCTGTTCTATATTGTCCCATCCCTCTTCGTTTACACAGTGTGTATCAAAATCATCACCCATTTCACTGGTGATAGAGGATTTTACCAGTCCAAACACCTTTACATAGAACAAAAAAATCATAGATTCGTAGGCTTGTTGTTCTGAGCAAGACATTTTAAGGTGATTAAGGTGATTCCCTCTTTTTTTTTTATAAAATTTCATTTTTATAAAAAATTAATATAGGGCGGTTCCGTCCGCCCACACCGGCACTACGTGAATATTACTTTATACGATTTAGAAAAAGTGTCGTTTACCCCCGTGTTTCATGATGCCACAACAAGCCTCGTTCGATTTGTGCGAGTTGTGTTTGCGCTTGAGGTCGGCGTGCATGGCCGTACGCAACATGTTCTCATGCTCTTTGTGCTCATGCGAGCCCTTGGGGTAAGGGTTGGTGAAGTTATTGACTTTTTCCGCGCGGTCTAACTTGTGTTTGAGGTCGTAGTGCATGGCCATGCGAACCATGTGTTCGTGCTCTTTGTGCTCTGCCGAACCCTTGGGGAACATTTGACATTAGACGAGATATTAATTTTTCACATGAAGCGTTTGCGACCATGATGCATGTTGTGTTGCTTGTAGACAACGATTCCACCGTGTTTTTTATTGGAAGGCTGTTTAGGGTCAGGATTGTTGGAAGGATGCATTTCATCTAGGAACTTTTTGATTAGTTCACCATGTTTCTCCTTAAAACTGTTCCACAAGTCTTTGAGTAAATTAAAAAAAGTCCCATGCCCTTGGGAAGGGACAGAGAACCCGTCCACATCCTTCATGCGGATGTGTTCCATGAGTGGGCCATGAATTCCCTCGTATCGAACGGTGGCTAGATGGACGGATCGGTCCCATTCTTCGATAAGGTCGTCTATCGTTTGGTACTTGTTTGGATGAGCCATGTTTATCATGAGTAAAGATTAATTTTTCACATCCAATGTCTCCTCCCATGTTCCATGTTGTGTGTGCGTCGACGCACTCCGCCGTGCTTATCCACGATTTCCGAATAGATGCGTTCACCCGCCCCGGCGAGGTCTGTTGTTTCCTTACCGAGATACCGGGACCATTCGGGGACGTTCTCGACCAGCTTCTTGATGTCTTGCTTGAAGAAGGAGACGATGTCGGGTCGTTGGAGGTGATTGCCCTGGAGTGAGCCGAGAAGAAAGTCTTGGCAGTTGTTGGTGAACCCATCATAGGAAAAGAACCTGTCCCCCATCTTTAACGCTGCGCGGTCGCAGAATTGGCCTAGGGTGATGGAGTGGTGGATGGGAACAGTGACATTGTCGGCCTCCTCGCGGTAGATATCGTTATGGGTCGCCATCTTGAACTGCGGAAGAGCGGTCTTTTCGTAAATATACTTGTCGTTGATGATGGCGTAGACGTGGAACAGTTGGTCGATAGACGATTTGGCCTTGATGGCGTTCCAGTCGCCTGCTGTGAGGAGGTTGAGGAATCCGTTCGATACATGGTCCAGAGGCGCGCGATAGATGACAAGAGATTCGAGTTTCTCGTTCTTGTGGGCTTCGAGGAATTTGCGAAAGGCTTTGGGTAGCTTGGGAAGAAACCAGTCGGTGATGCGTTTGAGTACACCACCGAGGAAGTGGTTTGAGACACGTTCATCTTCCATTTTTTAATGACTAAAGATTAAAAAAAATTACAATATGACACCAACCATAGTGATGATGACTGGAGTCACCTTGAGGTAAGTTAGTATTTGAGTAAGAGTGTTCGTTGCAACCTGTACGACGATATTGTACAACCAGGAAAGCCAAGACCGTTTCAGGGTTGAGCGCAGCGAACAGATGCGGCTAAAAAAGACAGGCACGCAGAGGGTTGTTTGAGGGGCGGTGAACACAACAGTTTATCGTACAGGGGTTTCGTGGCCTGTTTCGGCGGAAACTCATCGAACTCACTTTCGAAGCTGATGTTGAGGTCGTTCTCGAAACAAAAGCGGTACAATACGAGATGGTAGCTATTATTCCCCATGATGAATTTTTGAAACCACAGACGATCTTGTTTCTCGCGCAGGTCGACAAACAGGTAGGCGAACGGAAGACCCGCCGGGTCAACATTGGCGTGAATGTCGTTATCGTAGCTTTCGACGGGGCCATAGCGAGCGAGCATGCTCATGACGTCCGCGTCAATGTCTCGCGTGTGACAGATGATGACGGGTTTGGACTGGGAAGGGTCGTCGTTGATGAGAGGGGTGGCTAGAGGAGGAGCGTTGATAGCACTGCTCACAGCTCCAATAACAGCAGGTAGATTGATAGACATTTTAATCTTATGCGAGATTTAATTTTTTCATCAGGTCGTTCAGTGTGTTGGTCAGCGTGGTGACGTGTGCTGTCAACGTGTCGATATTGGCCTGTTGTTGAGCCACGGTCGTGTTCATCCCTCCGATGGTCTTGGCTTGGTCCGACATCGTCTTGGCTTGGTCCGACATCGTCTTGGCTTGGTCCGAAATCGTCTTGGCTTGGTCCGACATCGTCTTGGCTTGTTTGGAGGATGTTGATTGAAGTGAAGCAATGGTCAACGCTTGTTGTGTAGAGGTTGTATTGAGTGAAGCAATGGTCAACGCTTGTTGTGCGATTTCAGCTTCCTTTGCCTTCGCCTTCTCCTGACAATTGCACGTAAAATCGGTTTGGGTCCAATGAGGATGATTAGGGTCTTGGTTGTGTTGAAGATACTTGATTCGTTCTTCTACAGGAAGGTCACATACAGCAAATGACTGGCCATGATGACCCAACATAGGGTCATCTTTAATGGTTACCGGGTCAGGTAATGGAGCATTGCTATTGTTCGGACACGGGTGTACAGGGTTGGAGATGTCCATTTTAATGGTTACCGGGTCGGGTAATGGAGCATTGCTATTGTTCGGACACGGGGGGATGTCCATTTTAATGCTTAGTAGACATTTTAATTAGGAAATACTTCAATGATAGAATATATCGTGTCATTCGTATCAGTGACAAAAGAGCCACCCGAAAGATAGAAATAAACGGAAATGGTTCCAGAAGGAACTCCGGTGGCTAAGAACGTAAGAGGGAATGTTGTATGGTTATTAGTCACGTTTGTAGCCGCAGCGGTGTAATAATAGTAATACGACCCTGTCCCGGTCGAATAAAGTCGCATTGTAATGTACACAAACGAATATGCACTCACATAATACGAGCATTGTCCCGTAACACGAATCGCGCTTTGTGAGGACGCTTTAGAGAACGAACCTGCCGACCATCCACCACCCCAAGCCCCTTGGTATTGATATAAGAACATTTGGAATTGTCCTTGGATGGCAATAACACCGTTGTATGCGCAAACGATGTTTCCGTAATTTGCGTTTTGGTTAATATACCCGTTGTGAGTCCATGGACCCCAGCCTTGGATTCCTCCACCTGCGCTTGCAGCAGCGTTGAAATAATTGAGATAGATAGCACGGGAACCATCCTGCGAGCAGTCTATATGGAGGTTCCCGTTCGTGGTAATCACTTGAGAAACAAGAGATGCGTTCTTTGAAGTCGTCGCGGATGACCCAGTATAGAGATAAACACCGCTAGAGTTGGGACCCGATATGTAGTAGGACGAATCACCGTTCGCGACGCGACATTGACCTGCAATATCAAGATTGTACGCTGGAGAAGTTGTTCCTATACCTACGTACCCGCTATTAGACATCCACATGACCTGTGCGCTTGAATTGTTTCGAATATTAAACCCACCTGAACCAAAGTTCAAATACATAATATTGTCGACCCATCGTGGCCATAAATAGTTTTCAGCAACACCTGAAGCGTTCTTTGCAGTAAACCAATTACCGTTATCAATTTGGAATACAGCACTAGTGGCACCTCCAGCAAGAGTCAGTTGAGCACTTGGTGTTGTAGTCCCAATCCCCAAATTCACATTGAACCCTGCTCCGCTAGACCAATCAGCGTAAAAGAGAGCATTGGAAGAGCTTCCCGACGAAGGAAAGGAACCTGACCTGATAGCGTCAAAGTAAACGAACCCTGTAGTCACCGAGGATGTTCCCGTTTTCCAGCCTCCTCCCATTTTCCCGTATTCAATACCGTTGATGCAGTACACTGTTACAGCCCCATAACCTGCCGCACCACCCGACCGTGACACTTGGACGATTTTCTCGTTCGTGTCCGTGATGCCCAGTGCGTAAGAACTTGGATTGAACCCTCCCAGCCCTAGGTACCCGTTGCCTGCTAAGGTCATATGGAGAACACCCGCATTGTACCATTTATAACCAGTCGTCCCTCCATTGTAAGGACCACCTGAATTGAACCACATCGTGTATGCATCAATACCGATCGCATAAGGGTATGTTGTAGTTGTTCCTGGGTATAGCGTAAGTGCATCGTTCGTTCCTTGAACGCCTAACGAAGGAGGTCCAGTGCCGTTAGAGATCACCACAGCTTGATTGGATTGTGTCGTTCCCGCTGTCACAGCGAAGTAGGTCCCTCCCGCCGCGCTCTCGATTTGAAATGCGCCTCCCCCTGACAGGAGGATTTGTGGTGAACAGTTGGTCGACTGACCCGTGCGCTCGATCGCGTTACTCAAGCTCACATACCCTTGAGCCTGGACGTAGGCCGTGGTAGCGACATTGGTCGAATTGTCCGTTGTGACAGGGGTGGGTGCTGTGGCTTTCACCGTCACGGCTAGAGTTGACACTGTTTCCGTTCCACTGATGTTGCTCGTTACCGTATTGAAAGTCCCCGTCCCGTTCAAGTACATGGTCGCGTTGGTAGGATAGTTATTTCCGGCCCCCAAACCAGCAGCGTTATTCACAACAAACGTTCCACCCGCGGTATTGTTTGAATTGACCGTGTACGAGAGATTGAGGGCTGAGATGCTCGAACCGACGATAGTGACCGTGTTGCCTACCGCGAACGGGTTTTGAGGGGGGTTGGTGAGGATGATGGTAGCCTGGGTGGGTGTACCAGCCGATACGTTGTAGGCGTAGAGGGCGTACGCAGACCCGACGTTTGCATTGAGGGAAGAGAACGTATTGACATCTACGAGGTTTTGATTGTTGAGGTCGACTTGAGCAGTGGAGCCCGTGTAGGTGACGTAGGTGCTAGGCTGGAGTTGAACACCGTTATCATAGATGACGGAAGCATCGATGGTTTGAAGCCCGTTGACACTGTAGGGTATAAACGTGCTCGTGATGCCGTCGAGCGACATTGTTTCTTATTCTAGATGAATTTTATAATTATAAATTAAAATATCGTGTAATCCTAGAGATGTCGAATCAGAACCATTATGAAAAGAACCGGGAGCGTATCAAGACCAAGAACAGGACCTACTATCATAAGAAAAAGGAAACTGACCCCGAGTTTTACGACAAGGTCTTGAAACGCAACCAGACACGGTACCATAAATCCATCAAGCCCGCTTGTGAGATGACACAGGAGGAGAAAACTGCGGATGAAGCCCAAATGTACCGCATCATGAAATGGGTGCGTGAGAACAGGGAGGATGATGAGATGATGGAGATGAAGCGTGTCCGCAAGTTGCAGAGGAGATTTCCAGAGCCGCCTCATGAATCCGATCCACATTTAATGGAGGTGCTTCGGAGGGCGTTCGCGCGCGAGCAACAGGCGGACTTGAGCCTTAGCTTTATTTAGCGTGGTGTGTTTAGCGTGGACAATCCCGGTATCCGCGTTGATAACTTGGTAAGCGTTTCCATGGGCGATGATTTTGTAGGGCATGATTTTATTATCTTTTCAATATTAAAAATGCATTACTATAATGGGCATGGTCAACGTGTCAGTATCTTTAATAGTCGCCCGCGAAACTTGTCGGCTGGAGGAATCATCAAGGACGACCCTCGAATCAAGAACAAGAAAGACGATACCATCTCGAGTTGGTTGGAGTATGGTTCGCTGGTGGTTCCAGTTCCGGTAATGAAATCGGGTATCATGGATGGCTACCACGGACTTATCACAGGTCAGAAACAGCATCGCATGACTCAGCTGGGGAAGACGGTGGTGATGCCGAACGAGCTCGTGGTGAACAAGGCCCACGCCAAGCAGGTGGAGACGTACCTTTTGAAACACGGGATTCGATTACCGTTGGGGAAATAGAGGGGTTTCGCCCCCTCACGACAATTCATAGTGGTCTTAATTTTGATAATTATCTATCAAAATCGTACAAAGTAATATTCACGTAGTGCCGGTGTGGGCGGACGGAACCGCCCATAGTTTTTTTTATTTTTTATTTAAATCTTGGTTTATATAAAATGTCGGGCGCTGGGATAAACATGAGATATTATGCCGGAGCGAGTCTCAAGGAGGCGGGAGAAGCGCTGAACAAGGATAAGATATTGTCGTGCCTTAAACTCGAGGAGGAAATCGAAGGGTATGAACAATACCGTTGTGTCACTCCGTTTGAACCTGTTTTATTGAGCAAGGAAGAAAAAAAAATCTCGACTTCAGGTAACGAGCCGGATGCCAAATAATTACACCGAACGAGAGGTGATGACGTATACGTTCCACGTCAATTCATCCCAGCGAAGTACGGGGTCAAACACAAATCTGAATTTAAATTTCAGCCAGGTCATCAACCTGCTTGCCCGTGGCGGCCAATTCCAAATCATCTTTAATTCGGTCCAAATCCCGTTCACGTTCTATCAAGTCAATTCCACAAACTCGCTGAACGTCATCAACTGTACGTTTCAAAACGGATCAAACGGGTGGACGACCAACATCACCTTGACGCAGGGGAACTACACACCTTATACCTTGCTGACAGAACTCAGCACGCAGCTTACCATTGCAGCCCAGTCACCCTCCCACTTCCCGTTCACGCCTGTATTCGTGTTCACTTACAACCCCAACACAGGGTACATGTCGTTTGGACTCACGGGACCGGCTTCGTGTGCCATCAGTCTCAACTTCCAATCCAGCCCGAACCCACTGACAGCCGGTTTTTTTGGAATTAATACGATCACACCCACCCAAGTCGGGATGTCGGCCATCGGACCCGTCGTGGGGAGCAGTACCCAGCCGTGCGTCCTGAACCCCGTCAATTATCTCTTGGTTCGGTCCAGCTTGAAACAGTTTCGTAATCGTGAGTTCATCGTACTGAAGGATGACGTGTCCGACATAGTCTACAAGGTCCCGATCACGACGAGTCAATCGACCTGGGTTAATTTCTTCCAGGCATCAGAGCCGATATACATTGTTGACAATTCAATCCAGACCATCAACTTCTACTTGACGGACAATCTCAGTTACACCCCCATCAATCTCCAGTTGATTCCATGGTCGTTTTCGTTTACGATACGAGAGGTCCTGCGTCCCGACTATGAAGCGAGAACGGCGTTCCTCCCGCTCTCGGTGAAACCCGATGCCTTGACGGTGGACGAGGAACGGGAAAAGTTGTTACAAGAGAAGGAGAGACAGTTACAAAAATTAGTTTTATATCGCAAGAAATTAAATCTTGAGGGAGAGTAAGAAATGAGTGAACTCACCAAGGCGTTGGTCCCGTTCGATAACCAGATATGCAAAGAGAATACCCCACTGCCCATGAAGCCGTGCAACTATGGTATTTTCGCAAAGAAGGGGATGGGGAAAACAAGTCTTCTTCTAAACCTACTTCTTAAGAAAGAGAGTCCGTGGTACAAACACTTTAACCTTATCTTTTTCATCAGTCCCACGGCAAAGAACGACCCGAAGGTGTCCGACCTGATTGAAGACATCGGGGACCAGTACTACGATACGCTGTCGCCCGAGGTCCTGGACAACATACTGGGGAAGATTGATGAGCATAAGAAGCAATGGAAGACGGATAAAAAAAAAGGAAGCCCAGCGTACTGCATTGTGTACGACGATTGCATCCATCTCCTCAAGTCCAAACAAAACCGGATGATAAATGAGCTGGCTACCCAGAACCGACATCGGAACATCACAAACATCTACCTTTTGCAAAAATGGAATACGTTCTTACCGACCTTGATTCGGTCAAACCTCGACTTAATCAGCATCTTTCGTTCGGACAATAAGAAAGAACTCTCTTCTTTCATAGAAGAAATGAGCATGGATGAAGAGGCGTTGCGAGCCCTGTATGAGTACGCGACCAAAGAAGAGTATAGTTTCCTTCATATCAACCTGTATCACCATCCCGCCAAATTCTATCGAAAGTTCGACCCCATCGCGTATGTAAAGTAAAAAAACTAATTTCTTTCGTATTGAGTAAAATGCTAAAGGCCCAACATTACGTCAAACCGGACATCTATCCGTTCTATGATCTGGAACACGGGATGAAGAAGGGCGGGAAGCGACGTCGCGCCAAACGCAAGTCGACGCGTAAAAGCCACTCCAAGCCCATCACCAACCAGAACATCATCAAGATTAACATCGGGGGAGCGTACGAGAAGATGAACAAGCGGAAGCAGTTTCAGGCTCCACGTCGTATCATGGCGAACGCTCCAAAGGCGTTGCGAGACTCCCAGTATGCAGTTCCCAATTCAACGAGCTATTTCCGTATGTCGGCACCTCGTTCTTTTTCAGCCTCGGTGGACCGAATTCCCACTGACCCTGTGAAAGTCGAACGACCTAACACGGTCGGAGTCCCCACGTTTGCTCAAAACGAGAACCGGTCCGGAATTGAACCCGTATCGAGTAAAGCTCAGCGGGCCATCCCCACCCCGTTTGGTGAACATCAAGGAGGGGTCTTTTCCAATGCACCTGAATCGTTGGTAAAACAAGAGTATAGCCCTCCGCCGTTGGAAGATTACGCGAAAGCAAGTGTGAATTATTTCAAGGTCACTGGACGTGACAACATACCCGCTCCCGTGGACCGTCAAACCACCGCAGCCAAACCCGCTGACTTTTTCCCCTTAAGAGGTCAAGCTGCTCCGTCTCGCAATACAGAGATGGCTCGTCAACTGGGTATTGGTAGTGTAGTCCACGCGACCATACCTCCGAGTCCAGCGTATGGCTTTGCTGATATCTCGACTCCGGTTCGAGGTCGGTCGCGTTATAGGTCTCCATCTATTGCACGACGTGCGCGTTCTCCATCTATTGCACGTGACGAGGAATTCTACTCACCGAGTCAAGCAAAGAGTTCCGCCCACGGTGAAGCCATCTCCCTTACGAAACGAGCTTCTTCGGCTGCGCGTGCTTCCATGAACACTCTTCATGAAGAAGAAGCAATGCCATCCAAACGTCATGGTGGGAAGGTTCGTCATAGTGTCTTTCATTGATACTCTACTTCTTGACATAGTTCAACGCTTCTTGAACTGAATGGCCCATGGCCGCAGCTGTCTCTTTCATATCTTTCAAGGCAGGTACGTTCTTATACTTGTCGCTCAAGTAGATATGACGAAGTAGACTCGTGCTGGTAGGCTTCTTGAAAAAATCGTGAAGCATGTTGGTAATCTGAGTCGAGTTAATCTTTCCCGTTTGTTTCGAGTTCATCAAGAGGTAGTTGTGGGGGTTGACCTTGGTCCAGTTCTTTATGATGGTCACCAGCTTGGTAGGAATCTCTTCTTGTTGCGTCTTGTACTTGCGCGCTGTCTTGTAGACATTAAATACAAAGAACCCCTTCTTCTTTTCAATCTTCATAAAATTGTCAGCCTCGGGGTCAGCCTCTCTGATTTTGAATTCCGCATAGTCGAGCGAACGGCGAGGAGGGATGAGGGTGAGACAGGAGAGAAGGACGTACATTTGACATTTTTGGAATTGGTACTTATCCAAGGTCGCGCGTTTGAACAAGGGCTGGACTTCCTTCCCGAGAGCGTTATATAGATGCATGACTTCATCCCATGTCATCATACCTTCCTTTTGACGGTCGGTCAGCTTTTGCTCATCGATTTGAGCCGCAGAGACTTTAGCATCGTCCGTCATTAGTTCTCGGAACGCCTTAATGGCGTCTTCGCCCTCTTTGGAAGTATCCTTGTCGATAAACACAATGAGACACGCGAGGCGAGTCTTGCGCGATTTTGGTTCGACGTTCTTCAAGTGGTCGAGGATGGCCTCCGCGTGACTAATGACGTCTTTGGGTTGGTGAAGGTTGACTTCCATTTGCTTGGCGAGGTTGCGCACAATGGAGGAGTAGGTTCGAAGGGTTCCAGCGGACAGGTCAGGACGGTTGTGCTTAAAGATCGATTGTATGACGCTCATTTTATTCATAGACAAGATTTTAATTTTTTTTTATAAATCTTGTGTGTAAACCAAATCGTTTTATAAATGACGTATTGTAACAATACATCATGACTCCTCCTCGTCCTCGTCCTCATCATAATCCTCGTCCTCCTCATCCTCGTCCTCATCATAATCACGATCGTTAAATATCCATTGAGTCCAATCCTCACGACAGAGAGGACATCGTACCTCGTCCTTAGCCTCACTAGCCACCTTACACATCTTACGACAACACGTTACACAGATGTAGTGCTTGCAAGGGGATTCATAATCACTATTGTCAATCCCATCTTTACACAAGAAGCTCCCGTCCTCTTGATCACCATACTTGAGATAACAGATGGGGCAAGAATTGTCCAAATGATTCATGTTGAAGTATGTAACGATTCAAATCAATTTTTTTTTCATTTTTGTTTGACACTCAAAATATTTATAAGAAAAGATTGTGTGCAAACCAATGGTTTATAAACCTATGAATACACAAGTCTATATCCACAGAGGGTAAACCATATCACCTATAAACCAATTCGTATACCATTTCAAATACATAAACCATAATATCATACGATTAAATCATGTATATAAAATTTTATATACATTAAATTAGCCTATAATACGTGGATATCTACTATAAACCCATGTATGCTATGGTTTATAAACGGTTTGGTTTATACATGTGTTATATAGACTCGTGTATCCATAAGTTTATAAACGGTTTGGTTTACGCGAGTTATATAAGATTAAAAAAAATCTTGTATATATATAAAATGATACGCGACGAAGATTATGTCGCTCCTTCCGACGAACAATTCCATGCCATGTTCAAACGGTACTGCGTCTACCAACCCCAAGTGGCCACGTATATACGTCGACTCAGCGACCGTGATGAAGTTGAATGTACGATTGCTCCCCATCACCTTGACGAAGACCAATGTGTAATCCAGTGTCATGATGCCGCAACAAGCCTCCGTGTGCATGTGCCTGAACCGCAAGACGGTCCAAGTTCGACCAAGGGAGTGCCGCCACCGACCCCCCGTGCGAATAATGAGCTTCTTCCTCCCTCCTCTCGTGGTGTCTCCTCTTGTGGTGTCTCTTCTTGTGCTCTTTTGGAACCGACAACTCCTCCACATGTCCCTCATGATGGTGATGACGACGGCGACCACCACGCTTAGAATTGGCGACCATCGGTTCTTCAGGCTGGAGCTCAGGCTGAGCTTCCTTGGACATCGTATTACCCGCTCCATGTTCCGCCACTGCGTCCTTGACCATCGCGACAGACAAGCCAGCTTTCGACGCAGCCTCTGGGAACTTTTTGATGGCGGCGATAAGCTGGGCCGGGGTGTTGACCTCTTTCGTCTTGAACCCCTTATCCTCGAGTTTGGCCACGATACCTCCATCCGCAAACTTCATCATCTTCCCTCCTCGAGCGAACTTGCTATTAATCCAGTCAGCGGCGTGTGAACCTACGATAGGAATGGCTCCTACTGTAGCGCTGATGGCTCCCTTTAAAGCCATCCTTCCGACCTCTTTCGCGAACGATGCAACAGCACCCATTTTTTATAGTGGACCAATATAAAAAATAATTTTTCTAACGTACCTGTCTTGTTATAATGGAATGCGACGCAATATCAACATGCATTTCTCTTCATCAGCCTCCGGGTGAAACATGTATTGATGTCCTACCGGAACATTATCGTCATCTAGATCTGGCATATGAGCAATAAAGAACTTGACGTTGCTCTCAGGACAAATGATATCAATCCGGTAATACGTATGCTGTTTTCGAATCTTTTTGATTTGCTTGAGAGCCTTATTAATCACGGAATCGCACATACAAGGTAAGTTCAAGTCGAAGCCATGAATTTGGGGCTTAGTAGACAACATGGTAGGAATGGATTTGTTTGGATTTTTTATTTTTTTTCATTTTTGTGATTTCGTGGTTGATTTCGTGGTTCCACTAGCGCACAATTTCCACACTTCCTGTAGCATCAATGAGAAGTTGGAA